TAAGCTCTTGGGCAATACTTGTTGCCCCACCGTACCGACGGACCCTTTTGAGTCCTTTCGTCTAAACCACCAAAAACCCCGTCAAACCACGACATGAGAGTCCTCATCGAGAACTCGTCAGGTAATGGGTCTACCTCGATCAAACGGGCCCGCAGTTACGTTCGGCGCAAGCGTGCGGAGTGGGTAGAGGAAGCCACCGTACCCACAATCTGTTTCACAAAAAACATAAACCATCACCACTACGAAACGGTACTTACTCCAGGTGCTCTCTACTCAGCCGGCCGCGACACACTCGCTCGCTACGACCAGGCGCGGCGTATCCCGATGGTCGGCGATGTCAGGCGCCTGTTCACGACGAAATCGCCATGAGCCCAAATGCGGGTATGAACTTACCCAAATGCGAGGTGCGCTATTTCTGCTGCTGCTGGTGGTTGTTCTGTGGCTCCTGAGTCGATACGGACTGCTCTGATGGAGATGTTGATGGGCTTCTGTTGGGGCGCCGTGCTGGTCTTGATCTTTATCGCGATGATTCTTGTGTGGGAAGAGCCTGCACCGAAGCCCTGCTACCAGTCCGAACCTCGTTCCGCGTGGAACTTCGTAGAGCCGATGAAGCCCACGCGCGAGCGCTGCCTACCGGTTACTGGCGTCGTTGGGGTCTGTCACGCATGCGGCCAGTTCGTGCACTCGGATGCGCACGTGCCGAACGAATCGCTGGGGATTTTCCACGAGGCTTGCTGTCCCGCGTGTCATCCAGAGCCGGAGCCTGTTTGAAAAATATCACTTTGCGGGTCCTTCCAGGACGTACACCACGGGCGGGTGTAACTATTGCGTAAAATCAGTAGTTTAGCGTCCATGGTTAGGTTATAGGTGTCAAAATGATCTCACCTGGGATGATCTGTTTGCTTCTAGCGTTGGTGTGTTTTGTACTGGCGACGATCAATGCAATAATTCCGAGGATCAACGTGATGGCGCTCGGGTTCTGTTTCTGGGTGCTTTCGATACTGCTCAAATGACCGTAAGCACTCGACAATTGGCGGCGATGCTCGGGCTAAGCTTAGCCCGTGTCTACACGCTTGGCCGCCTGGGAAAAATTCAGCCAGAGGCCCCTAATTCCTGGGACGTCGACAAAGTCGCTGCCGCGCTCGGGCGGGATCTAGACAGGTCAATCATACACACGGAGTCGCCATCTGATGACCATGTTCCCGTATCTCCTCGCCAAGGGAGTCAAGCCTACGAGAGCTGGCGCCTGACAAGGGAGAAGGCAGCGCGCGCAGAACTGGAGCGGCAGAAGCTCGAGGGCTCGCTGCTCGATGTACGCGAAGTTAGAACTGCCTGGGCTGGAATGATTTCAATCGCTCGCTCAAGACTGTTGCTCGTCGGAGAGCAGGTCAGCGATACCGTGGCGGCCGAGGCCGATCCCATACGCTGTCGGGAAATCATCACTGGTTCGATACACGACGCCCTTTCATCGCTCTGTGAATCGCGCTAAACAATTACTCAAGGAATGCTGCCGGCTTTGGGCGCCGCCAGTCCGAGAATCGCTCTCGCAATGGGCAGAAGCGAACTTCCGGCTCAGTTCGGAGTATTCGGCGTATGAAGGCCCGCTCAGGCTTTACCAGTTCCAGCGCGGCATCCTGGATGCTTACAGCGACATTTACACCCGCGAGCTCGTGGTGATGAGCGCAACCCAGATGGTGAAGACGCTACTTCTGCAATGCATCATCGCCCACACGATCGCCCGGGATCCGGGCCCGATCCTACTGGCTCAACCTACCGAAACGGATGCCGAAACGTTCTCAAAGGAACGTCTCGACCCAATGATCCGTGACATGGAATGCCTCAGAAAGCTCATCGCACCGGCGAAAAAGACGAGCAGCGCGAATACGGTCCTGCATAAAGTATTCCGCGGTGGCTCGCTATCGCTCATCGGCGCCCAAACGCCTGGCAATTTCGCGCGCCGGTCTATTCGTGTGTTCCTGGCGGATGAGCGTGACAAATGGAAGCGGAATGTTGGCAGGGAAGGCGACGGCTATTCCCTTGGGGTGAAGCGCACGGCCACATTTCGGAGCCGGGCGAAACTGGTTCAGGTATGCTCTCCTACAATCGAGGGCGCCTCGCAGATAGCAGAAGCCTACCAGGGCAGCGATCAGCGTAAATTTTGGGTGCCATGCCCGTCCTGTGGCCATTCCCAGGTTCTTCGCTGGTCACAAGTAGTCTGGGAAGCCGCAGCTCCGCGCGAAACGGCCAGGTACAAGTGCGAAAACGAGGATTGTGGCGCACCCTGGAACGATTTCGAGCGCTGGGGCGCGTGTAGCCGCGGAGAATGGAGAGCCGATCGCCCTTTTCAGGGTATTGCTGGATTCTGGATCTCTGAACTTGCCAGTCCGTGGAAGACACTGGGCGACATGGTTGCGGATTTCCTGTCGAAGAAAGACGATCCTGCGCTTCTGCAGACCTTCGTCAACACTTCGCTTGCTGAAACATGGAAAGAACGCGGCGATGCTCCGGATTACGAGAAGTTGATGGCGCGGAGAGAGCCGGATTACCGTCTCGGTCAGGTTCCGGCGCCTGTTCTGTTCCTCACGGCCGGCGTCGACGTCCAGAAGACCTGGCTCGAGGGTTATGTCTGGGGCTGGGGCCGCGGTAAAGAACGCTGGATTATCGACCATTGGCGGATCGAACACAACCCGTATGATCAGGCGGCGTGGGATGCACTGACAACCAGGCTGAATTCTACCTATAGGCATTCGTCCGGAGCCGATCTCGCCATCATGCGGATGGGAGTCGATACAGGATATGCCACTCAGGAAGTTTACCGGTGGGCCAGGGAACAGGGCGGCGGCAGAGTCATAGCGACGGACGGACGGCCTTCAGGTGCGGCGTTATTGGGGCTTCCGACGCAGGTCGACGTCACAATAGCCGGACGAAAAATCAAGCATGGCTCGAAGCTCTGGCCGGTCAATGTTTCGATGGGAAAGTCGGAACTGTACGGTCTGCTCGGCAAAGAGCGACCGGCAGCCGGCGAACCGTATCCGCCAGGCTGGGTCCATTTCCCCTCGGATCTCCAGGAAGAGACCTTCAGGCAATTAACAGCCGAAGTTCTGGTTACCAGGATCGTCAAAGGCTACCGGAAAACGGAATGGGTCAAGATCCGTGAGCGCAATGAGGCTCTCGACTGCGCGATCATCAACCGTGCCTGTGCCGCGCACATCGGTATTGACAGATTCGGCGAGCGCCGATGGCATGAGTTCGAAACAGCTCTCAGGTATGCCGATATTAAAGAACTCGAGCCGGAACCGGGAATAAAACCCGCGGTTGAAATCGCTCAGCGGTCCCCTGAGATTGGCGTGGTGCGCGAACGCACCCAAAGTTGGCTGGGCGGCCGCGGCGAGAACTGGTTTTCACGATGAGAGTACAGGAACCGGGCATCGGCGAGGAACGGCGTGCACAGTACGAATATCGAACGTCTGTGCTGGATATCGACACGGACCTCAGTAAATGGGGCGACGAAGGCTGGATATGCTTTGCGATCGTTCCGCTCGAATACAATTCCAAGGCTGTTTTTCACTTCCGCAGAAATAAATAATGCCCTGGTTACCCTCGGACCTCGAAGCGTTGGAAGCAGCCATCAAGACCGGTGTGAGCGAAGTGCGCTATGCAGACCGGAGCGTCCGTTACCAATCGCTCGAGGAAATGCTTGCGCTTCGCCAGATCATGCGGGAATCGATCGAAGGCGGCAGTTCAAGCGGCCAGGTTCGGACCACGCTCGCTTCGTACACCAAAGGCTGAGATTTGAATTGGCTTGATCGAGCGATCGACTGGCTGTCGCCGGCCATGGGTCTCAAGCGCGCCCGGGCCAGGCACATTCAAGAGGTTTTGCTCGGATATGAAGGCGTTCGCAGTACACGGCGCCAGGGCGGCTGGAACACGGCGCAGAACAGCGGCAACGCCGAAATGGGCGTTGCGCTCACGAAACTCCGTGATAACGCCCGTGACCTTGTTCGTAATAACGCCTACGCAAAAAAGGCGGTGCGCGAATGGTCGAAGCGCGTCGTCGGATGGGGTATCACACCACAGGCCGATACCGGCAGCGCCTCGCTTAACGAGATTATCGATCAGTACTGGGAACAGTGGGTTCCGCAGTGCATGTCTGACAGGCGGCTCGGGTTCTACGCGGCGCAAAAGCTCATTTGCCGGGCAGCTTTCGAGTCCGGAGAGTGCCTTGTCAGGATCTGGGATAGGCGAATTCAAGATCAGCTCGCCGTCCCGTTTCAAATTCAGATTCTTGAGTCTGATTATTTGGATATCAACCAAACAAAGACGCTCGAGACCGGCTACATTCTCCATGGCATCGAGTTCGACCCTATCGGCCGTATCCGCGGCTACTGGCTCTTTGGGCAGCATCCAGGGGATGTTGTCAACACGAGGCTCGGGAGAAATCTAGCTAGCAGATTCGTACCAGCCGAGGTTATTCTGCACCATGCCGAAATCGAGCGGCCGGGCGATGTCAGGGCAGTAACCCGGTTTGCGCCGGTCATGAACAAGCTGCGAGACGTCGATGAATACGCCGATGCCGAGATTGTGCGTAAGAAAATCGAGGCGTGCCTAACGGCCATGATTACGCAGCCCGAGGGCGCCGACGGTCCAACGATGGGTTCCCTGGTAACGGATGCGGACGGCAACAAGGTAGAGAAATTCCAACCCGGTATGATAATGTACGGCGCCCAGGGAGTCAGCGCGGAGTTCTTCGCTCCGTCGAGCTCCGGCGACTTCGCCTCACATAAGAAAACTGAACTACGGGAGGTCTCCACCGGCCTTGGAATTCCTTATGTGACGCTCGCGGACGACCTCAGCGATGTCAATTACTCGAGCTATCGCGGCGGCGCGGTCGCTTACCGGGATGACATCGACGAATACCGGTGGAATTGGTTTATCCCGCAGGTCCTCGACCCCATCTGGCGTAAGTTTGTCGACACTCTGTATCTGATGGGCGGCATTCCGGAGGCAAATTACGGCGTGAAGTGGAATCCTCCGCCATTCGATCTGCTCGACCGTGAATCAGAGAGCAAGGCCGATATGACCGAGTTACTCATCGGTAAAAAGACATGGCCACAAATGTTGGGCGAGCAAGGCAGAGACCCGGAAAAACAATTCACGGAAATTGCGGCATGGAAGCCCAGGCTGGACTCTGTCGGAGTCTCATTCAATCCGAAAGGAAACAAAAATGGCGAAGCTCAGAATTCCGCGGCCTAGCATTATTGCGACCCTCGCGCCGGAATCGCTCAACGGCGAGGAACGCACAATCGACGCTACATTTTACAGTGGCGCCGAAGTACCTCGGTTTTCGTGGCTCCGCGGCGAATACATGCTCACGCTGGAGACCAAGCCAGGCGCAGTGCGGCTCGGTCAGTTGAACACCGGCTCTGCCCCAGTGCTCGAGGCACACAACGATTGGAGGACAAGTGATGTCCTTGGTGTCGTGGAAAAAGGCTGGCTCGAGAATGGTTCGGCCAAAGCGAGTCTGCGTTTCGCCAAGAACGATGAATCCGCCGATCGCGTCTGGAACAAGATCGAGCAGAAGATCCTGCGCAACGTTTCGATGGGTGTCCGGATTCACAAGATGAAAGAGACCTCGACAGCCGAGGACAAAATCAAGTCGTACCTTGCGACAGACTGGGAGCCATTCGAAATTTCCATCGTCCCGATCGGGGCTGATCCTGGAGCCCATCTTGAACTCGCCGGCGATACCGGCGAGCAGGAAATCGAAGTCGAAGAGTTTTCGCGGGCAACTAGCCCAAAGGAGGCACACATGCCTGAACAGACGGGCGAAACTGCCCACAATTCGGATGCGGTGGCAGCGGCGCAAGCCGCGGAGCGTACCAGAGTCCTGGAAATTACCAAAAAGGGCGCACTGGCCAAGCTGGAGCCGGCTTTCGTCACTCAACACATCGAGGCTGGCACGTCGGTTGAGGAATTCATCCGGCTGGGATTCGACCGGATGGCGGCGCGCAGCGAAGCGATTCCGACACGGGAACATCACGAGATTACGCGCGATGAACGCGAAACCAGGCGCGCACTGGCCGAGTCAGCCATTCTCAATCTGGTCCTGCCGAGCAAATTCAAAGTGGAACCGGAGAATGACTTCCGCGGCATGCGGATTTCCAGGCTGGCCGAGGAGTTGCTCACACGCTCGGGCGTCAGCGTTCGCGGCAAAAACATGGCGGAAATCGTGAATCTCACCATGCACGCGACGGCCGACTTTCCGTACATCCTCGAAAACAGCGCGCGCAAGATGCTGCTGGCCGCCTATGAATACGCTTCTCCAACATACAGGACTTGGACCAAGCGCTCGACAACTCCGGATTTCAAAACGATGAGCCGGTTACGACTCAGTGAGACCCCGGCGTTCATCGTGGTTCCGGAAGGCGGACAGATCCAGCTCGGGCCGATGACGGAATCGCGCGAACAGTACGCGATCGCCACATACGGCCGCGGCGTATCGTTCACTCGGCAGATGCTGATCAATGACGACCTCGGAGCGTTCAACGATTTGATCTCCGCGTTCGGCATTCAGGCCTCCCGGCTGGAGAATAAGACCGTTTACGCGATCCTGACGGCGAATGCTGCCATGGCCGATACAGTCGCGTTGTTCCATGCCACGCACAACAACCTGGGATCCGGGGCCCTTGGTAATCCAGGGCTGGATTCGATGTTTACGGCGATGGGAACACAAAAGGGGCTCGATGGTCTGACGGTTCTTAATTTGCGACCGCAGTATCTGATTGTCCCGATGGCGAAGGCTGCTACCGCTCAAAGCGTGATGACTCCGGTGGGACCGTCTGTCAAGATCACCGATCAGAACTGGTTCGCCGGCCGGCTGACCATCGTCGCGGATGGGGAACTTGACGCCAATTCAACCAGCGTGTGGTATGGCGCCGCAGATCCGAGTACTGCACCCGGCATCGAATACTCTCACCTCGAGGGAGCGGAAGGTCCGCAAATCATCCGCAAAGAGAACGAAGGCGCGATTCTTGGCGTGCAGCTCTATGCGTACCTCGATTTCGGAGCGAAAGCCATCGACTGGCGCCCGCTCTACAAGAGCACAGGCGTATAACCGTTTTTAAGAGGAGAAAACAACATGCCTACTGGATATCTTGTTCCTGCGCCACCGCAAATCAGCCCGAAGGCCACGGTCGTGGCTCATGCTGCTAGCGCTACGTTAACCGTTGCAGACTTCGGTAAAATTCACACCAATACTGGAGCCTCCGGAGCGACTATCTATACATTGCCGGCGCCGGCAGATGCCGCGGGAGTCACTCTGCGAGTCCAGTTGACAGTAGCTCAAACTGTCCAACTGCTGCCACCGTCTGGCAAGTCGGTATACCTCGGTGGTTCCGGAGTTGCTTCGAAATATGCGTTGCTTGCTGGGGTCATCGGCAATTACGTCGATCTCTTCAGCGATGGCGAGGCTTATTTGATAACGGGCTATAGCGGAGTGGTCACAAAAGAGGCCTAACCGTGGCCTTTGATTTTGGGCCACTCAATGATGCTGTAACCAGCATCTACGGTCAAACTGTGACACACATCCCCAACGCCGGGCCGAACCAGGAACTGCAAGCGACACTCCTGGATCCGGCGCGGCTCGGGGAAGTATCGCCTGGTGTTTTGCTTGTGGCAGCCGCTCCGCCTTTACACTTTGTCACGCAGCCGGCAAAGGGTGACCAGATACAAATTGGCAGCGTGGAGTACCGTGTTTTCGCGATTTCCACCGATGCCGGCGGAATGGCGCAACTCTCGTTGACTCTGTGACCAATCCGGATATCCTGCGGGCGAACCTTGTGACAAAGCTCCGCGACATTCCATCGCTGGTAGCGCTGCTCGGCGGAGACCCGGCCAATATCGTCGAGTTCATTGAGCAAGCGGAGGGCGATTCTTTCGGGACCATCGCAAAGCTAAGTCCTCCAAAGCTCTTGGTCATGTACACCGGTTCGGTTCCACGCACGCAGATGGAGTACAGGCAGCACAATTTCTCGTTGATTCCTCGCGTATCCGGGAGCCCGGTTGCGATCTACGAGCAAATCGAGGACGGCATACCAGTCAGCGGCACTGGTCTGAAAATGCTGTACGAGCCAATACACTTTGCCGTGCATCCGATGGAAGTTACATCGATGCAGCGTCGCGTGATCCCAGTGAGCGAGCAGTCCAGCTTTGATTACTGGGAGATCTTGACTTCATTCGTTGAAAACAGAGTAGGAGGGTAAGAAAATGCCTGCACGCGAACAGGAACTCGCAACCGGGATTGGATTTAAAAAGCAGGGTGCTCTGCAAACCGCATTGACGGCTGCGGATCTCTGGACGCTCCGATCGACAAGTTTCAATCCCAGTTTTCCGGAGCACGTCAACGAAACAGACGCCGATGATTTCAACAAGGGCGACGAGTTCGTTACGCAGGTGTTTCCGTCTCACATAAACTTCCCCTGGGAGTGGCCGTACTATCTCACATCGCAGAATGCAGCCCAGGTATTCACGTTTGGGTTCGGCAAGTCCGTGGAGTCAACACCCGGTGCCGGAGCTTTCCAATACGTCTGCACGCTGATGGATCCCGTAACTGACGGCGTAAACCTTCCTGCTACTACGATCGTTTCCGGACTGCGGGCCGGTACTGGCGGCGAGATGCTGGATATGGCACTCATCGGAGCCATCCTGGACTCGTTCGAAATCAAATTGTCGTCTGGGCCTGGCCGCCAAAACGCCACGATGACCTCGCGCTGGTTCGGATGTGGCAAGTACCTGAACAATTCCGGGATCGCGATACCGGCTGTTACCTCAGAGAATCTCCTGCAGAGCGGTGGGGCGACGGTCATCACCATTAACGGAGTCGATTATTTCGCAGCGGCTACGTTTGTAGAAACGACTTTCGGCTATCAAAACAACGTGCCTCCGGATGGCGGATTTTTCGCTGGTTCCGGCGTGATGGCATCGGCGGGAGGAAATTATGGTATCCGCGGCCGCATGCGGCAGGGCCGCCGGACATTTTCATTGACGCACACCGCAGAACTGGAATCCAGTTCAACGGAACTCGCATTATTGCTCGCCGGCACAGAAGGCACAGCAACGATCACTATTGAGGGTGCTGTAATAGCAGGCGCCGTCAAGCATAAACTGATTCTCACCTTCCATCGAATTCGATTCAGCGCGATATCCCTCGGCGAATCTAATGAGGGATTCACGACGGTAGTCGTAGGGTCTCAGATCATGAAACACCCATCGAATGGGGTGATGACGGCGACCATCGTCACGGACAAAACCGGGATCTGCCAATGACCTACCAGGAAGGGGATCGGATCAAAGTCAAGGCGACGGGCAAATCCGGTGTAGTACGCACGGCCAGCTTCCACGTCAAGCGGAGCGTCGGAACGGCCGAGGTCATCGAGACGCAGGCCGTGATGGTAACGCTCGACAATGGCGGCGAATCCGCTGAAGTGCTATTTACCCACGAAGAAATCGAAAAATCAGAGATAAAGAAGGACAAGCACGAGCATGTTCAGCCTGAACGAGAGCATCGAGGGAAGTCCTCGACCCATAAACGTTAAATTGCCGCCTGGTAGTAGTGCGGAGAGCGTAGATGTTCGCTATCCGACGGATGCGGAGTGGTGCGAACGAATTAGAAACTTCCGCATCGTGCATGCAGCGTCCGGCAGGAACTACAAGCGTGTTGGAGATAACAGGCCGGCAGTTTCTCAGGAACTCTTCAAAAAAATCTGCCTGAATGGTCATGGCGAGACTATCGATGAAGCCGAAGCCTTCTACGTTATCGATCGGCTTGAGCGGTCGCAATGCATCGGGGTTGAGCGGAGTGGAGATCTGTTCCAAGTTCAACTCAGGGTGCAAGGTGGCATAACTGTTCATGTTCTAAAGGCTCCAACGCAGAAGCGAGTACTCGAATATAAACGCGCCGTCAGCCCTGAGCCGACTGTGCGTAACGGGAAAATCGAATCCCGCGGGAGGCTCGAACCAGCCGGGCAACTCTACGATGACCTGATCCAGATGCGAGCCCAAGGTTATTCGGCCGGTGTGCCGATAATCCACAAGGACCAGGTTCTATCGGCGTTGCTGCTCGAGATGGACGCGATTGCCAATGACGAAGAAGACGACTTCCCGGAAGACTGAACCCCGGCCAGGAGCCGGGGGGATTCAGGGACGCGATCGCCGGGTGGATTCGAGGCCGCGACGTCGATGAAATTTACCGGCCTCTGCTCGATCGCGTCTCGATCATCGATGCAGCACTTCAGATGCAATTCCACGTGAGCTTGGACGATGTGACGCCCGAGGAGTTCCGGGCGCTGCCCATACTCCGCGCTGAACGTGATCGTTGGCGAGACGAGGAAGAGAAGAAGCAGGCTGCTATCGCCGAGATGAGACGGAAGTCCACGAGCAGTTTCTGAATGGCGGCGAAGTTCGAAACCAAGATCAGGAAGGCCCGGTTCGTAGTCTCGCCCTACACGGCCCAGGAAATGATCAGGTACGGGCAAGTCGTAATCGATTCCAACTTAGCCAGGTGGGACCGCGCCGTCGATGCCAACGATGGAGTGGCGCCTCCGCTGAGGCCTCGCTATGCCGCTTTCAAGTCCAAGCGATACGGCAGCACGCTACGCGATCTGAAACTCACCGGACGTCTGCGGCGCTCTCTGAAGGTGCTTACCGCGAGCGTGTACCGCGCAACGATGGGGCCTATGGATGGCATCCACACACGCAGCCAGAAGCGCCGGAGCCTGACCTTCGGGGATGTCCTGGCCATTCTCAATCGCCGCTGGCGCATGTGGGGCGTGTCGCCGCTGGACCAAACCACCGTCGTCCACAAGATGATGGAACGCCCGATCATTCAGGCGAAGAACGTAGCAGCGTAACATGGCGGCGCAGGAAGTCATCGTTCTCGAGGTTGACCCGACGAGTGCGCTCAAGGCGCAGCAGGCGACGGCGAAGGGCTTCGCTGAGACTGAAGCCCGGGCAAAACAGGCAACGGCCGCGATCGCCGAGACAGCCGAACAGGCCGGTCAGCAGACAATTCGCCTCATCGATCGGAGTAAGAATTCCATCGACCGCATCGCTGCATCAGCTGAGAAGCGGGCTTCACAAATCGGCAGGAGCGCACTGGAGCGACTCGAGTCTCAGCGCACTTTTGATTTAAACCGCGTGGCTGGCGATCCGCGGGCCATCGAGCGTGTGGCGCAGGCTTATTCCAGGCTGATTGCTGAGCAGAAAAAGGCCGATGCTGCGGCCGGTGGGTTCGGAGACAGACTGCGGCATGCACTCGAGAACCCGCGTGGCGCGCTCGATGCGTTGATCGGCGGACTTACAGGATTGCCTGGGCTTATCGCGGCCGGAGCAACCGCGGCTATAGGGCTCGGTGTCGGAGTATTCAAAGTCGTCAGTGGCATGGCGGACTGGGTCGAAAAATTAGATCAGGTCGCTATGCAAACCGGACTGACGACCGAGCAAGTTCAGCTATTGACAGCGGCTGCAAAAACCCAAGGTGTTCAGGCAGACATCATAACCGGAATAATGCGCGGGCTCTCCAAAACGATGACAGAGAGCACGGCAGACGCGATTAAGTTGCGTAAGGAATTGGCCGCAATGGGCGTCAGCGGCAAAGATCCCTTCGAAGTATTTCTGAGTATCGGAGAGGCGCTCAGTAAAATCCAAGATCCATTCGAACGTTTTAATAAGGCCAACGAAATCCTCGGGCGGTCGGGCGGCGAAGCTCTGAAATTGTTTAACGGGCAACTGCGCCAAACGGTAGAGGGAATCAAGGAGATGGGCGCGGCGCTCGATGAGAACGCGCTGGCAGCCATGCGCCGAATGGACCAGCGGCTCGATGAAGCCGGCGTTCGATGGGATACCTGGCTCAAAAAGGGAAAGGCTGCAATCGTCGATCTTGTCGATGCATGGATTACACAATCAGACCGTCTGCAATCGTTAGCTCCAGTAGGCGGAGATCCCTTTTCGGAAGTAGCCAAGCGACTTTCTCCAACCGAGCTTGAAGAGCGCGTAAGGCGCGACGCAGCGACCAGGGAACAGCGTGATATCGCGGCCGGAAGGGCGGTCGTAGCCGAATTCGAACGGAAACGCGGACAGGGCTTAGCCGGACTCCAGGCCAGCCAAGCCGCACTTACGCAGCAGCGTCAGGACGCGTTAGGTCGAGTCGGACGGCTCGGCATCGGCGAAGCAGCAGCACGTACCGCGGTGGCCGATGTCCAGCGGCTGGACAAGGAAATAGCCAGTGTGCAGGCTCGCATCAAGGCTATCCAGGAAGCACCGGCAAAGGCGGAAGCAGAGCGGCGTCAGGCGGAAGCACTGGATAAGGCGCTGCACGGTAAGCGACTGGAGATGATCCGGCAATCCGAAAAAGAAGCTCTTGATTCTGCAGCCAGGCAAGCGGAAGAAATGATTGCGCTCGATGGGCGCGTAGCTCAAGCCAGGACCGAATATCAGCGCGAAACCGGAGAGATGCAGGACCGTATCCG